GCAGTTGGTGAACTAAACCATCCCGATGGTCCAACTGTTAACCTTGATAAAGTATCTCACAAGATCGAAGCTCTTGATTGGAAGGGAAACGATCTTGTAGGTAAAGCACGTATCCTGGATACACCCAATGGACAGATTGTAAAAGGTCTGCTTGATGGTGGCGTTCAGCTAGGCGTGTCAACTCGTGGTATGGGTAGCCTCGATCGCCGGGGTGATGTAATGTACGTCAAAGACGACTTTATTCTTAATACGGTTGATATCGTACAAGATCCATCTGCACCAACAGCCTTTGTTAATGGAATTATGGAAGGTGTTGAGTGGGTCTGGAATAATGGCATCATCGAAGCTCGAGAAATTGAACAAATGGAGACTGAAATTAAAAAGGCTCCACGGAAGGACCTCTATGAGGTTCAGGTTCGTGAGTTTAAGAATTTCCTCTCGTTGCTTAAATCTAAACAATAAGGAGTCATCATGTCTGAAAAAGCATTAGATCAGGATGTTGAGCTCAATGACGACAACGAAGTTGTGGAAGCTCACGATCCAAAGAATGCAGAAACACAGTCCGTGGGTTCTGTAAAAAGCGCTGAAAAAGCCGGCCCAACAGCTAAACCGCTGAAAGGCAGCAAAAAGAACAGCGAACCAATGCCAAAGACTAAGGCTGGTATGATTAACGCCGCTTACACCAAGATGGCCGGTATGAAAAAGGAAGACCTTGCTGCCGCCCTATCTAAATTTATGGGTGAAGACGTTGAGATCACAGAAGACGACGAAGAACTCGTCGAAAAAACTGTTGATATTAAACTCGACTTCTCTGAGGACCTAAGCGCGTTAGTTGAATCTGAGGCTACTCTTTCCGAAGAGTTCAAAGCCAAAACAGCCGTTATTTTTGAAGCTGCGGTCAAAGCCAAACTATCTCAAGAGATTGATCGTCTAGAAGAGCAGTATGCTGAAGAGCTACAAAGCGAAATCAAGACGACTAAAGAAGATCTCGTTGAGAAGGTTGACAGCTACCTCAACTATGTGGTCGAGCAATGGATGGAAGAGAACAAACTCGCTATCCAAACCGGTCTACGTACAGAGATTGCCGAAACGTTCATGACCAAGTTGAAAGACTTGTTCACCGAGTCGTACATCGAAGTACCTGAGTCCAAGGTTGACCTAGTTGACGAACTCAGCCAAGCTAATGAAGAGCTCGAAGAGCAATTCAACCAAGCTATGGCTAAGAGCCTAGACCTTGCCGAACAACTAGAGACATATAAGCGTGAGTCGATCATTCGTGAGCACTCCCGTGATCTAGCTGAGACGCAAGTCGAGAAGCTAAAATCTCTCGCTGAAGATATCGATTTTGAAGATGACGAAACCTTTGCTGCTAAAGTAAAGACCATCAAAGAGTCGTACTTCACGAAGAAATCTGAGACAACTACAGAAGAAGTAACCGGTGCTGAAGAAGGCGATGCCACTGAAGCTCCTGCTACTGACGCTATGTCTCGTTACCTATCTGCAATTCGCAAAGCATCCAAATAAGGAGTTTCTTAAATGCAAACTTATGACAAACTAACTGAGAAGTGGGCTCCAGTTCTCAATGAATCGTCGGCTGGCGATATCAAGGACGCACATCGTCGTTCTGTTACGGCCGTTCTACTAGAAAACACAGAGAAAGCTCTTCGTGAAGAGCGTGCTCAATTCAGCTTCCTATCGGAAGCCCCTGCTGATGGTACATCGGTTGGTAACAGTTCTGTCAGCAACTGGGATCCAGTTTTGATCTCGCTTGTTCGTCGTTCTGCTCCTAACATGATGGCCTATGACCTCTGCGGCGTTCAGCCAATGACAGGTCCTACCGGCTTGATTTTCGCCATGAAGGCTCGCTATGGTGAAGGCAAAAGAGCTAACACCGAAGCTCTATTCAACGAAGCCAACACAGTTCACGCTGGTGACTCGAATGACACACAAAGCGCTGATCCATCTGGTCTAGTTGGTCTAACCGACTCGAACGGTGACAGCTCGATTGAAAACGATCGTGCAAAAGCTGGCAATCCAACGTTTGGCGATGGTATGACTACAGCTAAGGCTGAGCTTGCAGGTGCTTTCCGTAACATGGGTTTCACAATCGAGAAAGCCACTGTTACAGCTAAGAGCCGTGCTCTAAAAGCTGAATACTCGCTAGAACTCGCTCAAGATTTGAAAGCCATTCATGGCTTGGATGCTGAGACAGAATTGTCGAACATCCTATCGACAGAAATCTTGGCCGAGATCAACCGCGAAGTTATTCGTACAATTAACAGCCAAGCCAAGACTGGTGCTCTTCAGTCTAACGTTTCTACCAAGGGTATCTTTGACCTCAGCACCGACGCCGATGGCCGTTGGTCGGTTGAGAAGTTTAAGGGTCTATTGGTTCAACTAGACCGTGAAGCCAACGTTATTGCTAAAGAAACCCGTCGTGGTAAGGGTAACGTAATGATCTGCTCGTCAGACGTTGCTACCGCTCTAGCCGCTGCTGGCGTTCTTGACTACGCTCCTGCCCTATCGACCAACCTACAAGTTGACGATACAGGCAACACGTTTGCTGGTGTTCTAAATGGTCGTATGCGCGTTTACATTGACCCATATGCTACTGGTGATTATATCACTGTTGGCTACAAGGGTTCGAACGCCTATGACGCTGGTCTCTTTTACTGCCCATACGTTCCACTAACT